ATGAAAAGTATTCATGAGATACGACGGGAAAATTTAAAGGAAATTCTGCGGCGTTATTTCGACGGCAAGCAGATTCGCCTGGCCGAACGGCTGGAGATTCAGCAGAACCTGGTATCTCGCTGGGAGAGCGGCGCGAAGAATATCGGCGATAAAGTAGCCCGGCGCATTGAAGAAGCCGCGCGCGTGGAATCGCACTGGCTGGACGTCGATCACCAGCTGGCTAATATGCTGGAAAACCAGGAAAGCGATACTGGCCCGACGAACACCAGCGAGCTGGCCGCGAGCATACTCAAAAAGTGGATGGACGCCGACGGGCTTTCTCAGCAGAAGGTGGCGGCTGCCTCCGGCGTCAGCCAGGCGACAATTAACCGCCTGCTGCGAAACGAGAGCAGCATCTCTGTTAATAACCTGGCATCCATAGCAGAGTCGTTTGGGCGCCAGGCGTATGAGATGATCCTGCCGCCGGAAGCGCCGGGCCTTATCAGTTACGACCACAAACTGTACGCGGCGCTGCCGCAGCAGGAAAAAGACAAGATCCGCACGTTCATTGATTTCGTGATGTCTCAGAACAAGAACGATAAGCAGGCGTAAAACGCCGCGTTAGCACAACTACACACAGCCCAAATCCTCAAGAGCCGTTCAGGCACAAAGAAAAATAGTTACCGTTTTGGTAATTTTTTCTCTCACTATCTATTGACTCTCTTTTAAAACCGGTTCAGTATTACCTTAAAGGTAAACATTGAGGCGGTAAAAACTCTCTGATTACCCATCGCCGGACGCGTTCCGGGTTACCTTTAACCAAAAGTATTACCAATTTGGTAAACATTTGAGGTGCGGAAATGCAGTGGAGAATCATAAACGGTTGGCACTGTGTGACGATTTCCGGGCTCATGAGCTGGAAATTCAGAACGCTGCGCGAGGCGGTCGAGTGGGCATTCATAACCAGGGAGGCCCGCAGTGTTGAAAGAGAAATGCGCGCCTGAGGAAACGGTCGACGTGAACGGCAGACCGTACCGGGTTTACCGACAGGCAAATGGTTATGAATGGCGTTTCGTATCTGTCGACAAGCCGCGTGAAGGTTTCACGATGAACTTTGAGCAGATGGTGAAAGCGGGTTTCGAAAACATAACGGGGAAACAATAAATGTCTGAATTAACAGTTATTGAGGTTAAGCCTGAACAGGCACCAGTCATCTACGTACCTAACGGTCTTGATGCATTCATTAGCCAGATTCGCGCTTCTGTTAACGAGGTTCCTGACCTTAGCACAGCAAAAGGTCGTGCTCGCATTGCGTCTCTTGCAGCTTCGGTTTCCAGAAGCAAAACAGCAGTTGAAAAGCCTGGTCGTGATTACCTTCGTCACCTTAAGGAGCAGCCAAAGCTTGTTGAAGCTGAGTTACGTCGCTTCGTTTCTGAATGCGACAGCATCCGCGACGAGGTTCGCAAGCCTCTTACCGAATGGGAGGAAGAGCAGGCGCGAATTAAGGCTGAAGAAGAGGCTCGTGTAGCAGCAGAGGTGCTGGCTAAACAGGTCGAGGCAGATCACGAGATTGCCATCTTACTGGACAGGGAATTTGACCGTCAGCGTGAAGACGCGCGCCTGAAAATGGAGCAGGAAAAGCGTGAGCGTGAAGAGGCCATTAAACGTGAGGCCGCTGAACAGGCAAAACGTGAAGCAGAAGCGAAAGCTATGGCAGAAATCGAAGCGGCAGCACGCCGTGAAGCTGAAGCAAAAGCTGCTGCCGAGCGTGCAGAGCGTGAACGTATCGAAGCGCAGAATCGCGCCGAGCAAGAAAAGAAAGAAGCATCTGAGCGAGCCGAGCGTGAAAAGCAGGCAGCAATCGATGCCGAACGCCGCCGAGCCGAAGAGGCAGAGCGCGCAAGGATCGCTGAAGAGCAACGCAAACGTGATGAAGAAGCACGTCGTGCGGCTGACAAAGAGCATCGCGGCGCAGTAAATCGCCAAGCTAAAGCTGATCTGGTTGCCGCTGGGATTCCTGACGATATTGCCGAGCAATGCATTAAGGCGATCGCCATGAAAAAAGTAACCGCCGTTTCTATCCGTTACTGAGGTGCGAAATGTCATACACCCTGATTGGTCGTATTAAAAAAATCATGGCCCAGTTCGACAGCAGCTACGAGATGAGCAAGCTGGTCGACGAGCGTCACGACGAGCTGGACGAAGCAGTTAAGGCCAGCGACATCGACAGCGCTATCCGCTCACGCATGGAGCAGATGGGCGTCCGCCGTGAAGTAATCGGCCTGGCAATGGAAAGCGTGGAGTACGAAGAGATCCTCGCGTCAATGACTCGCCAGCTAACCGGCGTCATTGCCCGCTACGACCTCGCCGACCAAATCGACGGCGCGAGGGATGCAGCGTGAAGCCGGGCATCTACCGCGACATCCCAAACGAGGCTTACCACGCCGGTGACGGCGTGAGTAAGTCGCAGCTCGACCTGGTAGCAATCAACCCGGCACTGCTGACATGGCAGAAGAATGCACCGGTAGATACAGAAAAGCTCCAGGCACTGGATATGGGAACCGCCCTGCACTGTCTGCTGCTGGAGCCGGAAGAGTTCAGCAAACGATTCATCGTGGCGCCGAAGTTTAACCGCCGTAGCAATGCTGGGAAGGAGGAAGAGGCAGCGTTCATGAACAAGGTCGCCGGAATGGGAATGACTGTCATGAGCGCCGAAGAAGGTCGGAAATTGCAGCTGATGCGCGATAGCGCGTTTGCTCACCCGGCGGCGCGCTGGCTGCTTGAACAGGAAGGCGATTGCGAAGCGTCGCACTACTGGATCGACGAAGAGACCGGCGAGCTCTGCCGTATCCGCCCTGATAAGCGCCTGGCGCAGTTCCCCGTCATGGCCGACGTGAAAAAGGTGAGTGACATGTCACGGTTTGCTCGGCACATCGACGAATTCCGATATCACGTGCAGGACGCGATGTATTGCGAGGGAGCAAAGCAGACGACCGGCGAGCCGCACAGCTTCTTTTTCATCGCCGTCAGCGAGTCGATCGACTGCGGCCGCTATCCGGTTCGTGTATTCGAACTGGATGCTTACGACAAAGACGAAGGTTTTCGTCTGTTCCGGCGCGACCTGACCGCTTATCACCAGTACCGCACCAGCGACGAAGTCGGCGGTATTGAAACCATTAAACGCCCGGAATGGGCACGTAAACAGGACATGTACGCATGAGCAACGATATCACTTTAACCGCGCAGCCTGGCGCCACCGTTGGCACCGCTGCGGCGATTTTCAGCCCGGAAGTACTCAACCAACTGGTGCGCTTCGCTGACCTGATGGCGCAGAGCAAGGCGACCGTGCCTGCGCATCTGGCTGGTAAACCTGCTGACTGCCTGGCAGTGACAATGCAGGCGGCGCAGTGGGGCATGAATCCGTTTGCTGTGGCGCAGAAAACACACGTCGTTAACGGCGCCCTGGGCTATGAGGCGCAGCTGGTCAACGCTGTTGTCTCGTCATCCAGCCTGCTGGCTACTCGTTTGAATTACCGCTGGGATGGCGACTGGTCGAAAGTAAGCGGTAAGACAGACAAATCCCCCAACCTCACCGTAACCGTGTGGGCAACGCTCAAGGGCGAAACCGAACCGCGCGAGCTGACTATCAGTATGGCGCAGGCTGGCGTGCGCAACTCGCCAAACTGGGAAGTCGATCCGCGCCAGCAGCTGGCCTACCTCTGCACGAAGCGCTGGGCTCGTCTGCATGCGCCCGATGTGTTGCTCGGTGTTTACACCCCTGACGAGCTGGAAGAGAGCCGCCCGCGCGTTGAGCGCGATATCACGCCGCCGGCCGTCGACGCCCGCAGCGTGAACAGCCTGATTGGCAAGACAGCGCCGCAACAGGACGCGCCAGCGGCTCAGCACCGCCCGCGCAATGAGCGTACCCCTGACGAGCTGCTGGCTGGATTCACAGAATACGCCGGTAACGCGAGTGACTTAGCCGATCTTGATTCCACCTATGCAGCTGTTGCAAAGCGCCTGGCGAGCCATCAGGAGCACCTCGATAAAGCCACCGACGTTTATTCCTGGCGCCGCGAAGAAATGACCGCAGCGCAGTAATTGAAATCAAACGCGGCGCCCGGCGCGCCGCCACCTGCTAAGAGAGAAAAAAATGAAACGAGCATACGGAAAGAAAGAGCTGTTAGAGGTTGTCCCGCTGTCGATCAGCACTATCGATGCGCTGGAGAAAAAAGGCGAGTTCCCGAAGCGCTGGTACATCACCGACAAACGCTGCGCCTGGGATGCTGACGAGATCAGCGAATGGCTCGAAGAGCGTAAGGCCAAAAGCCCGTCGGTGTTTGGGGGAAAAAAGCCTCCGGTTGAGCAGCGAGTTTTCCGCCCGGTGAGCAGCGCTGCATGACAGCCATCACCCGGCACTGGCAAAAATGGTCAGGTCTGTACTGGTACCTGGCCGGTATCGCCGCATGGATGTACCTCATCGCGGCAATTTTCACTCAGGATGGATGGCTCAAATGAAATCGAAAACTCGGCTTGAGCGTTATCACGAAAATTACGTTACCCGCCGCCTGGGCCCGCAGGTGGCAACCTCTCCAGCCGCGCAGGCCATTGAGCAGAGAGCGCTGGAGCTGGAGGCTAAAGGCCTGTTCCGTGTTGCAGCGGGGCTCTGGCTGAAATGCCTGGATGCCGCCGTAGGCGACGTTGAGCGCCAGCGGATCGCCATGCGCCGCGAGCGCTGCATTACGCGCGGCTGCGCGCGCCGGGAGCACTACTGCGGCGTTAATGCGGGCCAGATAACAGATATGTGGGGGCTGCTATGACCAATTCGCACGATGATATTCAGGTCGGTAGCGTCCTGATGATGTATTCACCGGTTCGCCGCGGTTGGATTACTCCCGACGGCAGCGTAATCACCAACCCGTTAAAAGCGCAGCGGATCGCCGAAGCGCTTCACAACCAGATTAAAAAGGCGGCAGCATGATCGGTAAATACACCCTGATTTATGCAGATCCGCCCTGGGCATACCGCGACAAAGCGGCCGACGGCGACCGCGGCGCCGGGTTCAAATATCCGGTAATGGGCGTGCAGGATATCTGCCGCCTCCCGGTCTGGGAGTTGGCCGCCGCAGACTGCCTGCTTGCTATGTGGTGGGTGCCGACGCAGCCGGTCGAAGCATTGAAGGTTGTCGAGGCGTGGGGCTTCCGACTCATGACCATGAAGGGATTCACATGGAACAAATGCGGCAGCCGGCAGGCCGACAAGCTCGTAATGGGAATGGGTCATATGACGCGCGCCAACAGCGAAGACTGCCTGTTTGCCGTGCGCGGCAAGTTACCTGAGCGCATGAATGCCGGGATCATACAGTCATTCACGGCGCCGCGCCTGGCGCACTCGCAGAAACCGGACTGCGTGCGAGAAAAACTGGTGCAGCTGCTGGGCGATGTGCCGCGCATTGAGCTGTTCGCTCGCCAGTCTTCGCACGGTTTTGACGTGTGGGGTAATCAGTGCGAAGGCCCGGCGGTTCAGTTGCTGCCGGGCTGCGCAATCCCGGTCGTTAAATCGGTGGCAGCATGACACGCGCTGATTGTGATCGCTATGAGCGAGAAAGCGTAATTCGCGCGCTGGGTGACTCCCGGCGCTGCCCTGGCGAGGACGCAGCGCAGCGTTTAATTCGTGGCATCGAGCGCCGCCGCGCGGTAGCAGATAAGGCAAAACAGAAGGAAAAAGCATGAGCCAGAAGCACCACATCCAGCAGATGCAACAGCGTATTGACCCGGCAGTTTTGAAGAAAGCTTCTGATGAGTATTCCGACCTGCTAATCACCATGTGCCTGTGCATGAAACTGGCGGGCCCGACGCGCGCCAATGTCACAGCATGCGCCAGGGCACTTAAACCCCGCCTTACAACGTGGCACAGCCAGAAGGAGCTGGAAGCCATTATCAGAGCGTGGGACCCGGTAGGCTACTTCCTGGGGTTGCGTCGTGAAGCAAACGAGGCGGCGGCCAGCTATGGGGAACCGGCGGACACATTCATCTGATAAATTGACAGAATGAGCCCTCCACTTTACTGTATATGCATACAGTTATTATTTTGGTGATGGGCATGAGTAAGGATTCCGATTACCTGGTGATTTACCGCGGAGAAGAGCATCAAAGGATAACGCCGGGCCGATGGGTGCTGATTCAGCGGGCGCGGGAGTACGGCGGAGGTTGGTGGCTTGGCCGGGCATATGATGATGTGTTTATGCTTGAGTTTGAGCGCCCAAGCTCAATGTCTGACGGGATCTCCTACATCCTTTCCCACGGCAGGATGCAAAACGCCACTCTCTGGGATGACGATTTTCAGCTCACGCCATGATTTATCTTTTCCGAAACAGTGATCTGCACAGGGAAGTTTCTGCAACCGGGGAGTATTATCGGCAGGTCATTGGACCTAAAAGGATAGCTCTATGCAAAGTGAAGGCAAGGATATCATGGATGAAGTAAACGGCTTGACTAAAAAGCTGCTGGAAGAGGTTATCAACGGAGATCCGCGGAAAACGGGCATAAATCCCGATAAAGCCAGAGAAAATCTCCAAAAGCTTGAAAAGATGATTGAAAAGAAAAAATGAAAATAAACCCGCTTCGGCGGGTTATTTTTCTTCCATCCACTTTTCAAAGCGCGCCGGGGAGAACGGCGCCAGATCGTAATGCGCACCTGCTTTCCAACTGTCCAGCATATCCGCCCACTGTTGAAGCATATACTCTCGCTGGCGCGCATACTCCGCCTTGTTGTAAACCGCCCTCACCCCGCGCTGCTCATGAGCCAGCGCCTTTTCTATCCAGTCGGATGGGTATCCGGCTTCGTGCAGTAGCGTGCTTCCTGTGCGGCGCAAATCGTGCACTGTGAAATGAGAAATATCTTCGCCTGCTTCCTTAGCCCGGTTAACGATATTTGGAAGCATGACGTTTAGCGCAGATGGCGACAGTGTCCGGTCAAGGCTGTAGCGCCCAGGCAAAAGCAACTCACTCCCGCAGCTGTGCAACTTCATCTCCTCTATAAGAGATAGAGCCTGGCTTGAAAGATAAATCACGTGCGGGCGTGCGCTTTTCATTCTGGCCGCCGGGATTGTCCATGTCCTGGCTTTCACATTAACCTCATCCCATCTCGCAAGAAGAGCCTCGCTTTTTCGTACCAGAGTCAGAGCTACAAGACGAATAGCCAGCTTCATGGTTGCCATCGCGGTTGCTCTGTCAAGTTCGCGCAGAAATATTCCCATTTCTTGAGGCGATAAGCTGCGCTCGCGCGGCCTGAATGTCGCCAGCGATTTTGACTTTATGTCCTGGGCAGGGTTAATAAATCCATGCCCGCGATCATTGGCAAATCGATATACACTATTAACAAGTTCCAGGGCCTGAATAGCGGTAGCATTTCCGCCGCGCGCAAGAATCCGGTCGCACATTGACCTGATCATTGATGGCGTTATTTCGGCCATAATTTTTCGGCCAATAACCGGAACGATATCGCGATTGATAATAGCCATTTTCATCGCCCTGGTACTGTCGGCCAGTGTCACGTGATGCATATATTTCCCGATGAAAGAGGAAAAGGTTTCAGCATCTTTTACCAGTCGCTTACTGTCTCGTTTTTGAGAGGCTGGCGATATTCCGGCACTAACCATTTTTTTAGCAGCTATAAGTTCATCGCGCGCCTGTGCGAGTGATATACCGTCTGCACCATATTTACCGATAGTGAGGGTTTCACGGCGTCCGTTGATTCGGTAATCGTACCGGAAGGAGATAACGCCGGTTTTTGTGACGGCAACGTAGAGGCCGTCGCGATCGGCAACTTTGTAAAGCGCGTCGCGAGGCTTAAGGTTTTTGAGTTTGGTATCTGTGAGCAC